GCCGCATCCGCCACAGCAATTACAGCAGCCGAATTGTTGGATCTGATTCACAGCGTTGACAGGGCTTACCGTGTTGGCCCCAAGGTCGGCTTCATGTTGAACGACCTTACGCTTGCTGCCATCAAAAAGCTGACGTTGGGAGCATCCGATGCCACTCCTTTGTGGGTGCCTTCTGTAAGGGATGGCGAACCCGATACCATTTGGGGCCATCAATATTGGGTCAACAACGACATCGACACCATTGCCACAGGCAAGAAGACCATCCTGTTTGGCGATTTCAGCAAATACCTGGTGCGCAAAGTCGCTGGTATGCGAATGCTGCGGATGGAAGAGCGCTACGGCGATTTCGACCAAATCGGATTCGTGGCTTTCATGCGAGTGGATGGCGATCTAATCGCCGCCGGTTCGATCAAGCACTTGATCCAAGCCTAATATACCGTAACAGGGGTGGCTAACTTGGCCACCCCTTATATAAATCAAGCAAATGAAAATCAAACTTTTAGTAAGTGTGGCGGGGCTGGATTTCAGCTATGCGGCAGGGGAAATTGTCGATGCACCACAGCACATTGCCGAAGATATGCTTAGAGCGCAGTATGCCGTTTCAGCAGAAGAAGAAAGCGAAGATGATAAGCCCAAGCGTGGCAGACCTAAAAAATTAGATTGATATGCCAATTTTTGATAAAGACACCAGCTATTGGAAAGCAGGGGAAGTTGACAATCTTTCGCTTGGGACAAATGGCGCAAAGATAGTCACCGACACATCTGCCCAAACAGGTGAGTGGTATGCCATCCAAATTGTGGAGGATGCCGCTTTCAGCGCATTGACAGGATTCCAACTGCAAGGGACCTGGACAGGTGTGACCTTTCCAGCCGGGCAGATAATTTTTGGAAGATTCACGGCATTCACGTTGTCGGCTGGCAAGGTGGTGGCCTATCGTTCTGACGTAGACGGAGCATGAGGATAACACGAAAGACATTGGTAACGGCTCCGGCATCCGAACCACTTGCGTTGAACGAAACCAAGGATTTTATCAACGTGAGCGGATCGGATGATGATACATTGATAAGTAATCTTATCAAGGCCGCCAGGCAATATGTGGAGCAGAACTACAATGTCGCTTTAATTACGTCAACGTGGGATTTTACGATGGAACGCTTTCCGCAATGGAAGCACACCGAGGATCCGCACAGTTTGATTGAACCCATAATTTTGCCGGTGCAGTCGATTACCAGCATTACATACTACGATGCCAACAACGATTTGCAAACATTGTCAGCCAGCGCATACGAAGCGCAATTGGACAACGACAGGTTCCCAGCGATTTGGCGGGCATACGAACAGCTATGGCCCGAAACATATGTGCGCAGGGATGCCGTCAAAATAAGATTGGTAGCTGGATATGGCGCAACGGCTGCAAGCGTGCCGGAACCTATCCGAATTGCATTGCTGACATTTGTCAAATTCCTATTTGACAACCGGGAAGATATGCCAATCAAGCCAAACAACAGGATTATTGACCTGTTGCTACGAAATTACTTTGCGAATGATATTTGAAAAATTCGACAGGCAAAACAGCTTTGGCAATCTTGACAGGCGAGTGGGATGCCGCAGGTTGACGGAAGCACAAAGCAACACAGGCTTTCCTGTGCAGACCTGGACAACAGCATTTAGCACATTTGCAAAGGTATACGAAAGCGAAGGTGGAAACGAAACGGAGGATGCAATGCGGATGCAACAGCAGCACAACATAAAAGCAATCGTTCGGTACAATAGTCAGACATCGGGAATGACGGCAAAGGATAGGCTGCTGTACGATGGCTTGGAATACGACATTGAAAATATTGCCGAGGTCTATGGCCGCAAACGGTTCTTGGCAATTAAAGCAAGCAGGAAAGTTTGATGAAGCCAAAATTGGACAAATCCCTGGCTGCTGGTCTTTCGGTCGGAGCAAACAAAGAACTTGCAAGCAACAGGCAATTGGATGTCAGCAAGATATTTGATTATGTCAAAAAGGAATTTGCCCAAGCGAATGTGCCAGGCAATGTGACGCAGGAGATTTTGCAGGAAGCGGGGGAAATGATTGCAGTCAGCAGCAGGGGATTTGCACCTATGGCTGACAAGGTTGTAAAGCTGTACGGCTCGGAAAAAATAAGCAAGCGATATAAGGCACCGAAGGGCATGGGCAAAATAAAAAAACGAATAAAGCCAGGTGCCTTGAAGCAAAGCATAGAGGTATTAAAGCATGGCAGGTTCAAAAGCATATACAGCGCCGTGTTTGTGGGCGTAAGAATTAAGAAAGCGTATTTTGCACACTTTGTTCATTTTGGCACAAAGAACTTGAAGAAAAATACGCCATTTATGAAGTTGGGATTTAATGCTGCCAAAGGTACTGTAACACAATTTTTATACAAGCGTTACCGATCGGCAGCAAGGAAAAGCATTAGGGAGGCAATTCAAAAGCATGGTTAATGCCTGGGGAAATTGGAAGATTTATATATACAATATTAAGCGCAGATGCCACTTTGCAATCCGCATTGGGCGTGTCGTCTTCGACAGCAGCAAACAAGAAAGTCTATCCCAATTTTGCCCCACAGAACGAAACTGCACCATACATTGTCTACGAGCGAAGCGATACACAGCCGATACATTGCAAGGAAGGATTGCCAATCGTTGACCATTATTATGTAGTTTCTTGTTTCGCCGAGAATCCCGACACCTTGGAAACCATTGCCGAAAGAGTTATATTTTTGCTGAACAATGCCACCGGGACCTTTGGCACAACAGTAATAACAGGATGCCTGTACGATTCCGATAGGGATGAAACATACGATTTGGAACCCATTCTATTCAGTAGGGATATTGAATTTCAAATTCGAGAAAAACGATGATATGCCAAAAGTTGTACTGATAAAGGATTGGCAGCCATACGAAGGTGCCAGGATAAGATCTGCCGGAAGGACCGTGCTGGTGACGCAGGAAGGAGCAAGGCAGATGATTGCTGCCGGAATTGCCGACCTACCCAGCGAAATCCAGGAAGGCGGATACGGCAAGGTCAATTTGCCTGCCAAGCTTAAAAAGAAAAATTCATTTGATCACGATAAAACAGAAGAATAATGGCTACAACAGGAATTGTTAACGCTAAACTTTTAACCTTTTACAAGGATGTCACAGGCACCCAAACTGCGATTGCCTGCGCAACAGAAGCCAGCATCAGTTTTGAAAAGGAGATGCGGGAAACGACCTGCAAGGAATCGGGAGATTACCGAACCTACCTTCCTTCCTTCACAACAGCAACAGGTAGTTTTTCGGGCTTGTTTGCTTACGATGCAACAAACTATTCGGCGGAAGACATCTACACGGATTTGAATGCCGGGACCAGCATCACGGTTCGCTTTAGCACGGAAGTCAACGGCGACACCTATTGGTCGGCATCGGCATACGTTACCAGCCTGTCCATTTCATCCGGGCAAAATGGTGACAACGTGACTTATAGCGGTGCTTTTCAGCTGACAGGAACGATTACCAAAGGCACGGTATCCTAAAACAAAACAAGGTAGGGCTGTAATGCCCTACCATTTTTTTTAATAAAATAAATTGCACAAATGACAACTTACTACAAGCTGGGCGGCAAGCAACGCCCAATCAGATTCGGGTACGGAGCAATCTACCAATTTGAGAAAGCCACAGGGCAAAGTGTATTGAGCATCAGCGCCAAGTTCGAGAAAGGCGAAATGTTTTTGTCGGACATCATCGAATTGATTTGGGCGGGATACACGAACGGATGCCGGGCGGAAAAGCTGAACGCATCCGCCGAAAAGCAGGAATTGTTTGATTGGTTGGACGAAATGCCACAGGAAACGCTGGAAGCCATAATGAATCAATTCGGTGAAAGCTTTAACGGCGGCAATCCCAACAAGCCAAAGACAGAAGAAAGCACAGAAGAAAAAAACTGAATTGGGCGGCACTAAAGTTTAGTGCTGCCCTATTAAATTTAAGCGAAGACGAATTTGAGATAACTACGCCTGGCTGGTTTGCTTCGATGCTGGATGCCTATTACTTTAACATTGAGCAGGAAGACCACAAAAACAGGGAAGCTTGGGAGCGATGCCGGATTGCCACATGGTACAATGTGCAACTGCAAATTGAAAAAAGCAGTCGGCAAAGCATAAAGAAGTTCATGCCTTTTCCCTGGGATGCCGATGCTGCCGAAGTGGATGTGGAAGAGATGCGGCAATTGGCAAGACAATCCAAATGGATAACGCACAATGAATCCGCAAAGCAAGAAGATAATACGACAATAGAGCAGCAACAAAAATCTTTTGATAACTTTCTGAACGAATGGCATCAATCGCAGAAATGAACGTCAAGCTTGCCGCCAATTCCACGGCATTAATTAAGGAATTGGATAAGGCAAGCCGTAAGATGAAGCGGACGGCCAGAGAATTGGAACAGTCTGCAAATCAGATATTTACGTCCGTTTCGTTGCCTTTGATTGGAATTGGTGTTTCGGCAGTTAATGCCGCAGCAGATTTTGAAAGTTTGCAGAACGCCATGACAGCAACAATGGGAAGCAGCGAAGCGGCTGCTGCGGAGATTGAAAAGTTGCGCCAGGCGGCATTGGCACCAGGATTGGATTTTGAGCAAGCTGTCAAAGGTTCGGTTCGTCTACAGGCTGTCGGCTTTTCTGCCGAAACTGCAAGAGAAGCCTTGTCTGTGTTTGGAAACGCATTGGCTTTGGCTGGTGGTAGTGCTGCCGACCTGGATGGCGTGGCTTTGGCGTTGACGCAAATTGCATCAAAGGGAAAGGTGAGTGCAGAGGAAATTAACCAGCTGGCGGAGCGAGTGCCCCAAATCCGCAAGGCAATGCAGGACGCATTTGGCACAGCAGACACGGAGCAGTTGCAAAAGATGGGCGTTGATGCGGAGCAGTTTATCGAAAAGGTGATTGCGGCAATGTCCGATTTGCCAAAGGCGCAAGGCGGATTGGCGAACAGCATTACCAATTTTGGCGCATCTGTAAGGCTTTCCTTAAAGCAATTGGGCGACACAATAAACGAAACCTACAAGCTGGAAGAAGTGCTTTCCAATCTTGCCGACACAATTGGCAAGGCAGTCAATTGGTTTGGCAGCCTGTCGGATGGTACGAAAAAATTGGTGCTAAATATTGGCTTGGCAATTCTTGCTTGGAACGCCTATCTGAAAATCAAGAGCGGATACTTTGCGATTGCGGCGAGGGTCGTGGATACAGGCAGGGATTTGATTAAGTCACTTGTAACGACAAGGCTGAAGGTAATGGAAGCCACTACTGCTTTTGTAAATTTAAAAGCAGCAAAACAGGCATTGGCACTTGGCGCATTTGCTGCTGTCGTGGCTGGCGTGGCGTTGGCATTCCAGCATTACAAAACAGTAACACAGCGAAGCGCAGATGCAACAAAGGATTTGGCAGAGGCATCAAGGTCGGCGGGCGAAAATGTGGCCAAAGAACAGTTAGAGGTCAAGGGCTTGATTGCAACGGTGAACGATGAAACGAAAAGTAAGAAGGAACGTGCGGAGGCGATGAGCAGGCTAAAGGAAATCAATGCCGAATATTTTGGTGGCCTGGAAGCGGAGAAAGGAATAAACCAGGAACTTATCAAGCAGGGCGATGAATACATTGCCATGCTTGAAAGAAAGTACGAGGCTGAAGCATTGCTACAAGGATTGACTGCCAAGCAAGGTGAATTGAACACTTTGAAACTTGGCGAAGGAAGGGCAGAACTTTCCATGCTGGAAAAGTCCATCGGATTTCTTGCGAATGTTGTGACGGGCGGCAAAAATGTCCTGTTGCAAAAGCAATTGGAGGCAAACGCATATAGCCAAACGAAAGGTGCTATCGAGGAGGAAATGCAAGCCATGCGGGAAAGGCTGAAGGTGTTGGCTGAAATGGACAGTCAAAAGCCAAAAGGCAATGGCGGCGGAGGCGGCGGCGGTGGTGGTGAAACCGAGGAGCAGAAGCAAGCGAAGGAAACGCAAAAGATACTTGCTGAATTAGACAAGACGTATGAAGGCATTACAGCCAGGCAGCAGGTGTATGGAGATGTCCAGGAAGCAAACAAGGAACGCAGCAAAGCATTGAAAACGGCAATTGAAGATTTGCTGGACAATGGTGTAAGCCCAAGCGATGAATTGCTGAAGCCTTTGATTGAGCGCTACAAATTGCTGAACACAGAACTTGATTTGCTTGCGCCGAAGTTCAAAGTTGTGAAGGACGAGGTCCTGGAAACATCCACTTCAACTGAAGAAAGCTTTAAGGGGATGGCGCAATATTTTGGCAATTGGGGAAAGACGATGGATGAGGCGGCAGAAAAGGCATCCAAAAGCATGATGGACCTGGCTGCATCCGGCGAAACATCATTCAAAAAATTAGGGCAAGCCGCTTTGAAATCCGCCGCAGACGTAGTGCGCAAATACATTATGGAAGGCGTTGCTGCTGTCGTTTCCAAAAGCCTGCAAACGCTTGGACCTTTGGGTCTTGCTGTGGGCGGAGCGGCAGGTGCTGCTGCTGGTGTGCTTTTTAATCGCTTATTGAAGGGATTGAAGGTGCCTGCCTTTGCGCAAGGTGGATTGGTGTATGGTCCACAATTGGCAATGGTCGGTGATAATCCTGGCGCTGTAAACGATCCCGAAGTCATTGCCCCATTGTCCAAATTAAAGGACATGATTGGCGGCGGCAATGGTCAATTGACAGGGACGGTGCGCATAGCAGGCAGCGATTTGCTGGTGGTCCTGGAATCTGCCCAACGCAATCGCAGTCGGTACGGCGCATAAAAAAAGCCCCACCATTGTAGGGCTTGAAGTTATTACACACACATTAAATCATGAGAAATCTGCAACGCAAAAATAAATAAAATGAGAACAGTTACAACGATTATTCTTTCCCTTTTTTCCTTTGCAGCATTTGCCCAGGTCGATACAACGCTGGTGGCAAATCCTGTCGTGGATGGCAACGTAAACGTCAACCTGCTTATTGGCGCAGAAGAAGCATTGTTTTCCGCTTTGTTGCTTGTCATCACCTATTTTAGCTACATGATTCCAGGACTAAAGAAATTGCAGAACAAGCACATCCGGGCTTTGGCAATCGGATGCACATTGATTCTTGGTTTTGTCACCTACCATGCTGCGTCCGGTGAGAACTTCAACATTGCGCAACTAATCAATTATGCCATCAGCTACATTCTTACGACATCGGCTTACGACAAAATCTTCAAGCCCGTTGGATTGCGCACGGCACGAGAAGCAAATGAGGATTGAAAAAATTATCTTTGTGTGATTTATATATTGTGGTCCGGGCATTGCCCGGCCATTTTTAATCCTGCGGCATGAACAACTTTGAACAGAACCGGAATAGCTACTACTTGATAGGAATAGCAGGCAGCATCATTGCCTTGACAAGTTTCGTTATAGGCAAGTTTACGACATTGGAAAGCGTGACGCAGCATAATTCGGTTCGCATCGACAAAGTGGAAGGCAGGATTGATGGCTTTGAACATAAGTACATAACGAAGGACGAAACGCTTTTGAGGCTGCAACAAATTGAGGTCAATCTCAAGGAAATCAAGGAATTGATCAAGAACAAAAAATAATGGCGAAACGCTTCAATAGCGAAAATATTTTAAGTCTTGAGGGCTTCACGTATGTGATTGAAATATACGATGCTGACTATTCCGGCAGCAGCCATGAATTTGTCTGTGGCCCCAATGGATTTGACCTTTCATACGACAACAGTTCGGGTGAACTTTTTAAGGCAGTCAACGCCAGCCGTTTGGAATTTGACGTGATAGCTGACGATGCCCAGGTAGAAGGATTGCAGCAGGACCTGGTCACAGCCAACGAAGATAGGTTTACAGTAAAGGTCACAAGGAACGCCAGCCTGTTTTGGTACGGCAAATTGGTCAGCGACATCGGCACCTTCCAGGACATCAGTCGCAACAGCAGGCCAATTTTGAAGCTGGTCGCATTGGATGGACTTGGATTGCTGGACAAGTTGGATTACAGCAATTCGGATGTGCCGTATACAGGAACGGCAACATTGCTGGAACACATCTATATTGCTTTAGGCAAGCTTGGCACATTGGATGCCTTCACAACTGCCAGCGATGTGGCATTGGTGACTGTGGTGGAGTGGCACGAAAAGGACATGGCGAATGGGGCAGGTGACGATCCGATTGACCTGACACGGGTAGGCCACGAAGCATTCTATTCAGTTGACAGCAATGGCGTTGTGACCTATGCAAGTTGCCTTGACGTGGTCAACAACATTTGCGAAATCTTTGGCGCAAGGATATATCAGTCCAATGGCGTATGGCGAATTGAGCAGATAACTGAAAGGCACAATCCGTCCATTGCTGAAATTAGATACAACAACGCTGGCACCTACCTTTCGCACGCTTCTGTAAATTACACCTTAAACATAGACCAAGCTACCAATGCCAAGATTGTGGGTGGCGAATACACCTACTTCCCGCCCGTGAGAGAGGTCAATGCAATCTTCAATGGTGAACATTGGCGCAACTACATTTTTGGAACCTGGAGCAATACAAGCAGCAATTTTAGCGACAGCACATTTGACTTGAATCCATCTGCTGTCAGCACTTTGCTTATCAATTTTAATTTGAGCAGGGAATATACCTTCCCAGCCAATTACCAGGCTGTTTATGCCATATTTTCAATTGAACTACGGGTCGGCACAAACTATCTGCGGCGAAACATAGATGACCTTTCGTATACGTCAATCAATTATGGCAATGCAGAATGGGTCAGCACCATCAGCCGATACCAATTTGCCTATCCTTATCCAACGCCTGGGGCTGGCACAATGGTACATACAGCTGGCGTGACAATCAATACGCCTGTCGTGCCGGATGGCGGCCAAGTCAGCTTTAAGGTTTCGTTCGAGGGCTTTCGCAGCATGGCCACAGGCGAATTTGTATACGATGGCAGCATGGCGTGGACAGCGAACCAGCCATATGTGCGGCACCTATATGCAGGCAATTTTGCAGAGGAATTTACTGTGCTGAAGCACGTTGCCAAAAGCACGAATGGCATCCAAAATAGCACAAAGAAGGACTACAATTTCAGAATTGGTGACAGGTTTGCCGCAGGCGACATCAACAAACTGGAGATATACGATGGCACAGCCTGGAAGACATCCAGCCTTTGGCGGGATGGGGTTGGGTCCACAAGCTATACATCTTTAATAGACCTTCTTTGCAAGCAAGTTTTGATAGCATCCCAGCTACCTGTCGAAAAGTGGTCCGGGACAATCAAGGGAACTTTCGATGCACGAACCAGGCTTGGCTGGTCTTCTGCGCATTACATATTCTTGGGTGGCTCGCTGACGGCAAGAACGGACGAATGGTCCGGCACATGGGTCATTATCAATCGTGATTCGGCAGACATCGTGGTGGAAGCGCCGGAACCGATCGGCATAAATATAAATGATGGGAAGAATCCCTTTAATCCTGTTCAAACGCCATCGTCTTTTGCCGATCCCGCCAACAACACATCCGAATACAATACAGGCGGCGTTATAGGACAAGTAATGTCTGCTGTCACCACCAGCAACAGCATAGTGAAAGGTGCCGTGACAACAATTGCCTTGAACAATCCTGTCAACGAAGGAGTATTTCAAGAAGGCGAATACGTCACCATCGTAAATCCATTCACAGGGGCAAGCCACAATCTGACAGTCACCACTACCAATGTGCAGGGCGCAACGTCCATCGCTGTCGCTGGCTATTTGCCAACAGATATGCCAAGCGATTCTTACGTCATGCAAAGCCCGCAGAATTGGACATTGGCGCAGCCGGGTGGAACGGCATTGCCATCCGCAACGGTGGACAATTCCACTTGGTGGGACGTATACGAACAGCGATGGGAGATAGACAACACGAATGCAGAGCAATGGCCGATTGAAGGATACGACACGGTCCTGGAGACCAACATCAATGCAGGCGATGGCAGCACGGCAGGCATCCGCTTCGATGGGGATGGCTTGCAGGCATACAATGCAAGCTATACATATCCCAGGCTTGCCGTTTCCACGGATGGCAAACTTCGTGTTGTCCAGAGCGCACATCCTACGCCACAGGTGGGGCTGGTATACAATCTTGGCGGAATCCTATACAACGCCAACAACGAAGAAACGTTGGGGATGCTGCCGCAGTTTGGCCATGCCAAGCAATTTACTGTGTTTGGATACGATGTGGATTGGACAGCAGGATACCGGGATTTGTTTTATTCCTTTTCGGCAGATTACAGCACCTACGAAATTTACAAAATATATTGGAGGCTGACCGATCCCGGCACAGCTGGAAACAAATGTTACATCCAGCTGGAAGATACGTCCGCCGGATTCACCACCATTGGAACCATAACGACATCCGCTGCCGTGTTGTCCGGGACGATTTATCCGTCCAACGGTGAGATTGCAACAAGCGATGCCCTGCGTTTCAACATTGACACCATCACAGGCACAGCGCCAAAAAGTTTGTTCATCGAAATTTATTTGCAAGTCGCATAAAAAATTTAAGATATGCCAGCACTTGGATTGAAATTAAGGCTAAACAAGATAACAGCCAAAATTGCTCAGATAGTCACGAGTGGGCTTGTCATGTGGCACAAGTTCACGCCAATCCCTTATGATGGTACGACCAATCGCTTGCCCGACAGTTCGCCCGAAGGCAATTCGGCAAAGATGTATACAGGCACAGGCTTGTCGTTCGATGGCAGCAACGACAGCGTGACCATTGGTGACACGAATCAGAACGTCAAAAGCGTTGTGTTTTATGTGTATGCCGACACGACAACGGAAGACTTCATGCAGTTGCAAGCGGCTGGGGCTGTTGGCATTGGCGTGGCATCCGGCACATTAACGACCACCGGATGGACATCTCCAACGACCTATGTAAATGGGGCATCCGGCAGCACCATAACGGCATCCACATGGCGGCACATTGCAGTAACTTCCGCAACGGCGATTGATGCCAGCGATGTTAAATTGGGCTTGAGCAACGCCAGCTACTTTGATGGCTCTTTGGCAAATGTGAAGTTCTTTTCGGTGGAACTGACTGCCAATCAAGTCGCAGAACTGTATGCCAATCCCGAACAGATAGTGCCGACAGGGGTAGGAATTAATGATTTGGTTGGCTGGTGGTATATGGCGGAAGGCTTAGGAAACGGACTAATGGATGGAAGCGGAAACAACAATGTTGGAATTATTTCTGGCGCTACATATATTAACGCATTGCCTTCGCCTGTTACGCAGTTGGGGCTGCTTGGGGGGAGTGCGCCCAAATATTTTTTATTGTCATCAGTTCAATTGTCAAATATAGATATAACAGGCAATTTTAGCGTATCGTTTTGGGGCGTAACTGTAAATTTTGGCAATTGGGTAATTTACGCATTGTCTTGGGTCGCACCGGATGGCACAGCAAGAGGATTGACAGCAAATTCTGGTGGAAATTTAGTTTTTAGATATGAAAATTCAAGCACAGGCACTTTTATTACATCATCAAATTATCTTAATAATGGGGATATCAATTTCATAACAGCCACATGGGACGGAACTACGGCTAAAATTTATGTAAATGGCATTTTGGCTTCCGGGTCAACATCAGCAAATACAGTAACATATACAAGGGATGCGTATATCGGCCGAGTTGCTACCTCATCAGTAACCAGCAGCAATTCCATAATATACAAAGTTGGATTATATCAGGAAGCATTAACGCAAGAACAAGTGGAAGAATTGTACAATGCCGGAATTGGCGCAAGCTGGCTAACTGAATCTGCTTCTGAAGACTTGGTAAATTATTGGGAAAATAAAGGCAATACCGATGCTGATTGGTTAGACTTAAAAGGCGTTAACAATGGCACTATATTAGGCACGCCCGGCACGATATGGCTGCCACAGGGCAAGGAGATTGGAAAGGACGTTGTCGGCATGGCGCAGAAGTATGTGAATACGGGGCAGTTGTTGACATACAATCCAAGCCAATCGACAATAATACAAGACGATGCCACAATAGATTTTACAAGTGATTTTACCATAGAAGTATGGGCAAATCCAATTAATATTGCTTCAAAATTTATTTTATATAAAAACAATGCTTATCATTTATACGTAGTTTCAACACGTAGATTACAGGTTTGGCTATATCGGTCTGGTTCGGCTTCGCTTTTTACTTCAACAGGGTCAATTCCATTAAATCAATATACTTGCATAAATGTTACTTACGATAATAATGATTTGAATATATATTTTAATGGACAACTTGATTACACTGTTGCAACAACCGGCGCAATAGATATTGCTTCTTCAGATATACAAATACCAAGACAATTTGCAGATAATTACGACGGCTTTTTGGATTCCGTCAAGCTTTACAACACAGCCCTAACAGCCGACCAAGTTCTACAAAACTACAACGCAGAAAAATACAAATACATATAAAAATATATTGATATGGCACAAGGCAACGTTTGGATTCTGATAGAAAGCGACAGCAAGGACAATCCGGTTCCCGTCAAGCTGAAGAACAAATGGAAGTTCACCGAACCTATTTTGGATGCAGACACAGGGCAGGAGATTGGCAGCGAAGAAATACATCCTTCGTGGCTTGGGGCTGCCAACAGGCTTCGCCAGCAGTTCGGAGATGTTAGGGAAGTCACGGTTGAAGGCAAGGAATACATCCTTGTCGAAATGGAACTTTCGTTCGTGGAAGGCGAGATTGAGGAAGTGCAAAAGCTGCAAAGCAATAGGCCCGGGAATTACAATTTTACAATATACACCAACAGCGAAGCAATTGCCTTGTTAAGGGGTGAAAGTATGGCCGAAGTTTTATCTTTGCGTGGATAGTTTCATATAGCATCTTTTTGGTTTAGTGAAGTGATGAGGGGAGGGCTTAGTGCCTTCCCTTTTTTCGCTGTAAAAATCGCACAAATGGAGATAGTAAAATTTGAAGACGTAAGCAAGCCGGAAGTCTTTGCAGCATTGGCGCAGCAGGTGCAGCAGCACATCGTTGCCAACAAGCTGGTCACCGAATTTAGGGATAAGCGAGGCAATCGCAACTTGTATCCCTTGGTCGAGGCATGGCAGTTCGCTGGGGCATTGCTGGGGCTTTTCCCAAGGCTTGTATCGCTGGAGAACCAGGGCAATGATGCCACAGGCTTATATAAGTACAGGGCTGAAATTGACATCATCGAAAGTCAATCGGGCAAAGTGATATGCAAGGGCATTGCCATTTGTTCCAACCAAGAAAAATCCAAGCAGTATTTTGACGAATACGCCATTGCAAGCATGGCGCAGACCAGGGCGACAGGGAAGGCTTTTAGGCTATGTTTGGGCTGGATTATGAAGGCGGCAGGATTTGAAAGCACTCCTGCGGAAGATATGGAATGGCAGGAACCAGGCAGCAAGCCACAGTTCGATCCGGCCATCTTGAAGGAATACCAGGCGTTTGCCGTTGCTGCCATCAATGGCGCAAAGGATGCCGTCACCGTGAAGGAATTGGCTTGGGGTGCGAAGGCGTTGAAGGAGGTGCCGGAATTTGTGGATGCAGTTAGGTCTGCCTACAAAAAATTGCTGCCGGATGGCTGATCAATTCGTAAGCGCATTGGACATCAAGCTTTACCTGCTGCTCCAGGCAAGGCAAAGCGAGCGCATAGAAGCCCAGCAAGGATTCGGATTGGCGCAGGATTGGCAACTGTTCAAGATTTTGGAATTGTTCGACCGACACGAATTTGACAGGAGCATGGAACCTTTTTATCTGCAAGCACAAAGCGGATTCATGGGCGAAGCCGAAGCAGCAATGGCGTTAAAGTTGTTGCAGGCAGAAGTCGAGAGATTTGAACCGGATCCCAGGCGGCAACTGTTATATATGTTGCGACAAAAGACGTTGATATGAGGCAGGGGATGACGTTTCCGGCACGGGTGGAATCGGGCCACCTGGTTCCATTCAGAGATGTTAGGCTTGTCTTGCAACAAAGCGAAGGCCAGGAACTTGAGGTCACAATTAAGCCGAAGCGAAGGCGCACCTTAAGCCAAAACGCATTGTATTGGGCTGTCGTGATTCCGCAGGTCGCAGAAGGAATTCGCCAGGCAGGAACCAATGCAACGCACACAGAAGTACATGAATTTTTGAAGGGAAGATTCCTGGAACCAAAAATGCTGCTGGCAAAGGATGAAACGTTTATGCTGCCATCCAGCACCAGCACGTTGACAAAGGAGCAGTTCGGCATCTACCTGGACCAAGTCGCAGAATTTTGCCGGGAGTACCTTGGATTCGATTTGGAATTGCCTGCTTAATTTATTTGAAAGCTAACAAATAGTGAATGAAAGAATTTGACCAGGAACTATATGAAGCAGATGACAACGCAAAGATAAAGGTAATGCAATATTTGCAATCAAATGGATATGAGGCATGGGAGAATCCCGATATATATGGCATTGATATATTGGCCCTTAAGAATAATAAGCGATACGAAATAGAGGTGGAAGTCAAGCACAATTGGATTGGTCCTACCTTTTTATTTGATACCATCCACTATTCCGTGCGAAAGAAAAAATTCTTGGCAAGCGAGAACTTGGTCAGATTTGTCACCTTGAACCATGAAAGAACGCACGCAGCTGTCGTTGCCGGTGAGGACATGATTGACGCAAGGATAGTCAAAAAAAATACAAAGTATACATCGCAGGAATCATTCATCGAGGTGGATGTCAGCAAAGTGAAATGGATAAAACTTGAAAGCACATAAATATCATATGCAATTGCCTGCATAATCCTATATTTGCCATAGTGTCAAGTTTTTTTCGTTGGGGTGCCTGCCAAGATTAATTTTTTGGCAGGTTTTTTTGTATATGTTACAAAAGCAACGTACATTGCCTTCCATTATTCACTAAATTTTAAATCACATGAGTACAAGAGAAAAACTTCATGCTATCTTAGGCCATCCGGCAGTAAACGTTAGCGCCATTGCCAGGGCATACTATGACACAAAAGGAGGTGGATACCGAACACCTGCCAATAGCTTTCACCTATTGGTCACCAGGCAAAACGCAGCATCCGAACAGACAATGGAAGAGGTCTACAACTTTACAGTCAATTACATCAAAGCAATCTTGCCATGATTGACGAACGCCTATACCTTGAAGCCATCGAACTGATATGTCAAAACTTTCGGCACAACGAAATGATTGACGTGTGGGAGAACCTTGATGGCGAACTGATTTGCACATTTAATTTGAAGCAAACGAAACTTTATGGCCATAGGTTCGTTTTAGGTTATATATGCAAGGATGAAGCCTGCACGATGAAAGATGCAAAAGAGCATCTGAAGTCGGTGGCGAGGGAGGGCTTCTAATTCAGCAAATAAACACTTTCGGCCTGCATCAACCGTGCAGGCTTTTTTTTTGACCATATGAAAGCAGAACTAATCAGCTATTTTGGCAACGATGCCATGGTGGCAAATGTGGCACGGGTAAGTTATGGCAAATGGAAGGATGGGCAGCAATGCGATGAAAAGGACGTTCGCCTAATTAACTACCTTGCCATCCATCAGCACACTTCACCTTTTCGCCATCCGCAACTGCAATTCCGAATCGAATGCCCTATCTATGTGGAAAGGCAACTTTTCAAGCACCAGGTCGGCATAACAACCAACAGCATATCGGGCAGATATGTCGATTTCAGCACGTCCTACGATGTGCCACAAGCTGGACAATGGCGCAAGCAAAGCGCATCCAGCAAACAAGGAAGCGAAGGATTGGTGGACGATGCACGACAGCAAAAAGCATTGGACAAAGCTATGCAGGTCGTTGCATTGGCGGAGGAAAGCTACGCCGAAATGCTGCAAATGGGCATCTGCAAGGAGCAGGCACGCACCATTCTGCCTTTGTGCCTAAGCACCCAATTCATTTGGACAGGCAGCTTGCAGGCTTTCATTCATCTTTGTCAATTGAGATTGAAGCCGGATGCGCAAAAGGAAACAAGGGAATTGGTGTCGGAGATGCTGGACCAGGTAAAGCAAAGCAAGGCTTTTGAGCATAGCTTAAAGGCTTTTGGATTGCAATAATTGTATTCTTCACCTTTACTTCAAAAAGGATAGGCAGATATTTTTTAATTTTTTTTGTTTAAGTATTGTATAAATTGTAAAGATAGCTTATCTTTGAATCATCGTTAACAATTAAAACTAATTAACATGAAATCTTACACAGACTACCCGCTTCGCAACACTTTCCAAGTTGAAGATTACTTGAAAAATAAAGGATTCAAAGTGTCGGCTGTTTGCGAGTTAGGACAAGACGCATTGGAGGAAATTGAAAAAAATGTAAAGAAAATTAGCAAAAATGGCGTTACCGTACACGCATTCTTTGTTGATGGAATCGCAGTATGCGCTTGTCAAGTTAATGATCAAACAAAAGCTGTTAGGCACATACCGGATGGACACCTTCCGGCAATACAAAAATTGTTTTGAATGACAATAAAAAGGCGCTTAAGTTATGCTTAAGCGCCTTTTGCTTGCAACCAATCCCGGACAGATGGATAAGGTACAATCCGCTTGACGTTGGGATACAAAACAAAGCAGGGGAATGCCGGATGTGTATGGATGCTATACCTGCTCTTGGCATATTCATCATTGATTTTAAGAGTGCCGGTGTTAATATATAACTTTTCCTTGTTATGTTCAATTTCCCAAAGGTAAGCCGGCTGGTGGGTGTGTCCTGCCAGGTATATGTCGCCTTCCGGCCATTGTTCCCGGCTGAATCGCTTTTGCCCATGCAGCTTGTTGTACATCGAATAACCACGAAAAGTGTGGTTGCCAGCGATGTTGTATACGATGTCGTTTAGGTGCAAGCGGATGTGCATGATGCCTGGACTGTACGGCACAAATTTGGCAAATATTTGTTTGTGTACATTAATGCCAGCCTGCTGGTAGGCCCGCAGATCGTGGTTCCCGGCAATGGATGCAATTACCTTTTCCTTTATGTCTTCCATCCAGGATTCGCAGAAAGCCACCTGCTGTTCCGGTGTCATAACGCCGGAGAACACTTCGGGAATGCTACGCAATTTGATTGTTAGGTCCAATTCGTCACCGATCAGAATGGCATACAGGTTCGGGGTGTTGACAAGTTCGTCCGTGATTCTTTCCAGGTGTGAGTAGTCCGTGCCGTAGCTGCCTATGTGAAAATCTGCAAGGGGCACAATGCAAATGGGCTGGTCGGATTTGAGATGGATGTCGGGGCTGTAATTGCTTTTTGATATGGCTTTCTTGAACTGCTGCATCCCTTGGACCTTACCCAGCATCTCCCGCCATCCGAAGCCATCCATTTCGACAGCATTGTCAGCAGGTCGTTCAGATAAAACGTGCTGGGCTTTGTCTTCGTCAAACTTGCGAATCCAATATTGGGCTTTTGAAATGGATATGTCAAGGTGCTTTGATATGAATCGCCTACCATGACCTTTCGATCGAAGCAAGTAAATTTGTTGGGCAATCAAGTCCATGGCAAAAATGTTTAATCAAAGATAGAAAAGTTTGCTTTGTTTTAAAAATAGTCTAAATTTGCCAAAATTGTTGGGTGTTCGCCTTGGGTAGAGACAAAGCGAACACCCTATCTTACCGGAAGCCTGTGCATTCTCTACTGCATGGGCTTTTTTTATTTATACATCTATGGAAGTCAAACTATTTGAAGACAATTCCAATCTTCCCGTCCGCCTGGAGGATTTGGCGCAATTCGTTTTGATTGGTAGGGACAAGCTGACGGCTGTCCGTGCTGGCATTCGTGCATTGGACAAGTTGGACGTTGCCGAAGGCGTAAGGCAGCAAAAGCGGGAAGAAGCGCAGATGCTGGCGGAGGCTTTGCTTGATGCGGAAGTGCGGATCGGGGAAATATTGTCGGCGATGCCGAAGGCGAAGCCTGGTCCAAAAGAATTAAGTAACAGCGCTGTTACTAAATTAAATTGTAAAGAAGAAGCAATCAAAGAACTTGGCTTTGATAAGATGCAAGTTTCACGCTTCCAAACACTTGCCGCAAACAAAGACCTGGTGGAGCAGGTCAAAAAGGACGCAAGGGAAGCCGATGATTTGCCGACAAGGACGGCGGTTTTGGAAGCTGCCAAAGTTCGTGCTTTCAAAGAAAAGAAAGAGGCAAAGATAACAGAAACGGTGCCTGTCGAAGATGCCAAACTAATTGAGGAAATGAAGCAAGGCAGGACGGTGGTGCTGAATATTGACAAACATCACCATGCTGTCAAATATGCCAAGGATGCAAACATTTACGAACAGATAGACAGGTGGACACCTTGGGGCAATCCTTTTACGCTTGGTCCCGATGGCGACAGGGACACGGTTTGCGATTCCTACCAAATTTACTTTTCTCGGAAATTTAGCCTGCAAGAAAAGCTGTTCAACTTGAAAGGGAAGGCATTGGGATGCCATTGTCATCCCTTGCGTTGCCACGGACATCACCTTAAAAGCCTTGCCGATGAAACAAACGATTGAATACATACCGATGGTAAAAACCATCCCGGAACTTTCAAAAAGGGACGGCGCAGTTTATACCTGCTCAATAGGCTATTCGCCACAACTTGGATTTATTAGGGTCTATCCTTTGCCATTGACGCAGATGAAGCGATGGGGCATTTACCAGGTCGATGTCGAAAAAAACAAAAAGGATTCACGTCACGAAAGCTGGAAGCTGGCATCCTGCACCAGGAAAGACAATTTCATAGGCTTTGAAAAGG